ATCTTGCGGGGCTTCCGATTGCTTTCCACTCTGCTATCCATTGTTCATCCGTAAGATAATAACCTGACATTTTTGCCCCTATTGGTGTAAAGTGTTTAGATACTAACCTTTAATTTATTACATTTCAATGACCTATGCTAGAAAAGTTGATGCTAATCATTCGCTTATCGTTAAGACGTTACGAGAGCTTGGCTGTTCTGTATTTGATACGTCAAGGGTTGCTGGCGGATTCCCTGATCTTGTGGTGGGTAAAAACCAAAAGACCGCACTTGTTGAAATAAAGGCAGATGACAAGGCAAAGTTTACAGCAGCGCAACAAGCATTTATGTTGAATTGGCGTGGGTCAACAGTAGCTCGAATCCACGATATTGAAGGTGCGATAAATCTAGTAAAATTGCTTGAAAAATCGTAAAATAGTATTATTATTCGTAGTGTATCAACCCCATCTTAAAGGATAAATCATGGGCAAAATGGATAGCATGAAGGGCGTACCTTCAACAACTGGCGCAAAAGCACCTGCTGGTGCAGCAAAAGCTGACATGAGCGGAGAGCGCAAAGTCAAGCTAGTTGGCGGAGTTGGCATGGGCAAAATGGATGCAATGGGTTCACGCCCAATGAGCCATGCTGGCAATTTTGAAGGCAAGCTCGGTGAGTTAAATGACGGCAATATGGGTGAGCGTGAGTGCTACAGCCATAAGCGTGTCGGTCACGACCAAGACGATTGCAAATAAGCTAAACCCCATAGCTCTCGGTAAAGGGCTACAGGGTTTATAACCAAAGCAATAGGGTAATATTGAAATGGCTGATGAAATTGTATCATTTAGACCTCTGGCGGATAAGATCATTGTCCGACCAGATGTTCGTGTTTTAAGCTCTGTATTAATTGTTAATAACAAAGAAGCTGAGAACATGGGAACTGTTGTTGCTGTAGGGCCTGGCAAGAAATTGTCATCCGAAAGACGTGAAGCTATGCCGATTGCCGTAGGGCAACGAGTACGTTTTGGCACTATGAACGACAATCCCAAAGAGGAGTATCTTAAGTTCACACCGATTAACCACAATGGTGAAAAGTGTCTTTTAATGAGCTGGCAGGACATCTGCTGGACAGAAGGGTAAATATGGCAACTAAACCTGGTCTTTATGCGAATATCCACGCAAAACAAGAGCGCATCAAGCGTGAAAAAGCAGAGGGTAAACCCGTAGAGAAGATGCGTAAAGTAGGAGCTAAAGGCGCACCTACCAAGCAAGCATTTATTGAATCTGCTAAGACTGCAAAGAAAAAATAATGGCTACTAAACATGACAAGCCTATCGCCCATAAGACTACCGGTAAGGGCAAGACCTACAACCCTACCGATAAGGGCGCAGGAATGACCGCTAAAGGTCGTGCTGAATACAATGCCAAGAATGGCAGCAATCTGAAAGCCCCTGCACCAAACCCAAAGACTGAGAAGGATAAGGGTCGCAAGGCATCATTTTGTGCAAGAATGGAAGGCGTAGTAAAGAAAGCAAAAGGCCCAGCAGAACGGGCTAAAGCTAGTTTAAAAAATTGGAATTGTTAATCAATAAGGGGGATATATGATTCACCGCATCAAATCTTGGATAAGCAAAGTCATTGGCCCAAAGCCAAAACCATCTAATCAATGGCATTTTCCTGTTACTAAGGACTTTGAGCCACGCAAAGCAGAAATTAAAGCAAAACCCGCCTTGAAAAAGGTAACAACTCGAAAGGAAAAGACTGTGCCATTAAAGAAATCTGCAAGCCCAAAGGCTTTTAAAGAAAACATTAAAACTGAAGTAAAAGCTGGTAAACCAGTAAAGCAAGCTGTGGCAATCGCCTACGCTGAGAAGAACGCAGCAACCAAAGCAAAAGGAAAGAAGAAATGAGCATCGAACAAAAAGTCATCGCATTTACAGTTGCACAGATCAATGAGCTATTAAATGAGCTAGGTAAATTACCCTATATGCACTCTGCTCATCTAATCGCTGGTGTTAAATCTATTGCAGAGCCACAATTAGCTGATGTTGCAGAAAAACAACAACCTGACGTTATTGTTGAAGATAAACCTGTTGCGTAAATACAACAAAAAGTATTTATAATTCAAAGAAATGGAAGAAAAATCAAATAATCCTGTCGGTGCGCCTATTGGTAACAAGAACGCAACAAAGAATAAGCCCTTTTTAGATGCTATGAGAAGGGCTTTAGCTCAGAATCCACAGAAAATTGGCAGGATTGTTGACAAAGTATTAGATCAAGCAGAAGCAGGGGAAGCATGGGCTGTTAAAGAAGTAGCTGATCGTTTAGACGGCAAGGCAGTCCAAGCCACTACGCTTGAAGATGCAGACGGAAATAGCCTGGTTACATCATTAGAAGTCAGGTTTGTAAAGCCAAGTGAGTGAAATCACCCAAGAGCTGCGGGAGGCAATATCTGCGGTTGACTTCCCTATCAAGCTGCAATTCCTCTTTGAGCCTATGCGTTACAAGGTTCTTTATGGGGGTCGTGGTGGGGCTAAGTCTTGGGGTGTTGCGAGGGCTTTATTGGTTCTTGGTGTCAAAAAGCCAACTAGAGTCTTATGCGCCCGTGAGTTCCAAAACTCTATAGGCCAATCCGTTCACAAGCTCCTATCCGATCAAATCATTGCATTAAAGTTGGAGTCATTCTATGAGATTACGCAAAACTCAATCAGAGGTAAGAATGGGACTGAGTTTGCTTTTGTTGGACTTAAAAACAATGTTGCGAACATAAAATCATTCGAAGGAGTTGACATTGTTTGGTGTGAGGAAGCCGCCTCGATTAGTCAATCTAGTTGGAATGTTCTCATACCTACAATTCGTAAAGAAGGCTCAGAAATATGGGTTACGTTCAACCCAGAACTTGAGTCAGACGAAACATACCAAAGGTTTGTTCTTAACCCACCAGACAATAGCAAAGTTGCGAAGATTAACTGGTCGGATAACCCGTGGTTTCCTGAAACACTCAGGTTAGAAAAAGATGCCCTATTTAGCAGGGATAGAGAAGCCTACAATACAGTCTGGGAGGGCCTATGCCGTCAAACAGTAGATGGTGCTATCTTTGCCAAAGAAATGGCTATGGCTGATTTAGAGGGTAGAATAACGAATGTCCCTTATGACCCTATTAAGCCAGTTCACGCAGTATTTGACCTCGGTTGGGCTGACGCTACTGCTATTTGGTTTGTGCAGTTTATTGGCATGGAAACTCGCCTCATTAGGTATTACGAAAACACGCAAGAAACGATAGCGCATTACCTGGCTAAAATGCAGTCGTATGGATATGTATATGACACCCTTTGGCTACCTCATGACGCAGGATCAAAGACTTTGGGATCTAACGGCAAAAGCATTGAGGACATCGTTAGAGCTACAGGGTATAACGTTAGAGTTATTGAGCGAACACCCATTGTTGATTCCATTAATGCTGCCCGAATGATGTTTAACAAGTGCTGGTTTGATAAGACCAACACGCATGAGGGATTGCAATGTCTGCGCCATTACCGGTATGACGTAGATCCTGATACTAAGCAGTTCAGCCAAAAGCCATTGCATGACAACTATTCGCATGGAGCTGATGCTTTCCGATACATTGGTTTGATGGTCAACGAGCCTAGAAAAGCACCAAAACAACGGGGAACTTATCAACTCCCGTCAAGCTGGATGGGTTAAAATGTGTAGTAAAAATGAGACACTTGTCTTAAAATCGGGCAATAATTAAGGAATTTCTATGGCATACGACAGAGTTGCAGACTCCCAATCAGACGGCAGAATCGAAGAAGCCAAAGACTTTTTAAGACTTTGTAATGATTCGGATAGCAATAATCGTGCCGAAGCCTTAGATGATGTGAAATTTGCAGCAGGCGATCAATGGCCTGTGGATGTGCAAAATAGCCGAGTATTAGAGGCTCGCCCATGCCTAACCATCAATAAAGTGGATGCTTATATCCGTCAAATCTGTAATCAGCAAAGACAGCAACGCCCACGCATTAAAGTGCATGGAATGAACAATGAGTCAGACGCTAAAGTCGCTGAGATCATTACTGGTATCTGCCGTCATATTGAGAACCAATCCGATGCAGACTCAGCCTACGATCACGCTTTTGAATACGCAGTTAAGATGGGCTGGGGCTATTGGCGTATCACTACAGACTATGTAAGAGAGGACAGCTTTGACCAAGAAATTTACATTAAGCCGATTGAAAACCCTTTTACTGTCTATTTTGATCCTAATAGCGTGCTTCCTGATGGTAGCGATGCTGAGCGTG